GCTGATGCTGCCTATCCTATATATGAAGCGTTATTCAAAAATGGATTGGTTTCCAAGACATATGTTGAGCATCTTGCTCCAGAGATTCCTGGCGTTGGGTATTCATTAAGGAATACTAAATTTACTAATCCCGTTGTGATTAACAATACACTCCCTGAATATTATGTTATTGGTTCTGAGTATTCAATTGGCTTTACATATTGGGAAACCAATCGTATAAGCGATGACAGCGTTGATGGAATGAACAAGATGGATGAGATTTGGACTACATCTGAGTTTATGAAAAATGTATTTATAAACTCTGGTGTGACCAAGCCAGTGTATGCCTTTAATTTGGGGGTTAATCCAGATCTTTACTACCCTTATAAGAGGAAACCTCATAAGCCGTTTACATTCCTAAGCATGGGGTCTCCTTCAACGAGGAAGAATTCTCAAATGTCTGTTGATGCGTTCATGCATCTTTTTGGTCGTGATGAAAATTATAAACTAATTTACAAATCTAATGGATCTCCAGACGCTCGCTTTCATAAAGGTACGAGCGATCAGTCATCTATTCACGGGCACCCTCGTATTGAAGTTATAGATTGGAAATTAAGCGAAAGCCTTCTTTCTGCGCTATACGATGAAGCAGACTGCTTACTATACCCAACAAGTGGCGAAGGATGGGGGCTGATACCATTTCAGGCAATAGCAAAAGGTATTCCAACGATCTGCACTAACGCTACTGCCTGCGAGGAGTATGCAGAAATGTCTGTACCTTTAGATTACAAATGGTCTAGCAAGAACATGGATGGTGTATATAAAGATACTGGGGAGTGGGCAGAGCCAAGTTTTGATGATTTGTGTGATAAAATGTTATATGTAGTTAAAAACTATGATGCTGTCTCAAATAAGACATTAGAAGGTGCTAAGTACATAAATGAGAATATGACTTGGGACAAAGTAACAAAGGACTATGTAGATAGATTATGTCAAATATTGAACATGTTAAACAAAAAAGTTTAGTAGAGAAAATTAGAGATGTTGAACAAGTTGGTCTTTTGCATGTAAAAGGTTATTCAATGAGGGAAATATCTTCACTCATGACATTGCCGATTAATGATGTTAAAGAGTACATTGATGAATATAAGTTAATATTAAATCAAACTATTGAGGAAGACCCGTTTTTTCTTGAAAAAGTACAATTTAATACAATTAAAGCTCTTACTGAATTTGATGAATTAAGCAAGGAAGCTTGGGAAACAATTAATATAGCAACAGATAACGGCATGGTTGCTGCCAGAATTCAGGCAATCAAGCTGGCTGGGGATCTCGCTACTAAGAAAGCTCAACTCCATAAGCTTATGGGTGGGAATCAAACAGATGGTGAATATATTGCCAGAATGCAGAAGGCTGAGAATGTTAATCAAATTTTATCAAAAATATTAAGAGATGTTATCTCAAAGCATCCATCTATTGCCGAGGAAGTTCGCAAGGAGCTTGAAATTGCTTTTGAGATTATGACAGGAAAACACACTGACATTGTAACCAACACTGCATTCACGGTAGAAGAAGATGAAGAACAGGGCTCATAATTTGAGATCTTTTGAAAACGCCTATAGAGATCATAATTTGAGATCTTTTAAAAAAGCCTATAGGGCTCATAATTTGAGATCTTTTCAAAACGCCTATAGGGTAGTATAGAAACATGTCTGATTTCTTAGGTATCAATCTTGAATTTAATGATTTTGATAGATTATTGCGCCAAGATGAATTTATGGAAGAACCTGTTTCTATTGAAACTTTTGTTCAAGATAAACACTATCTCGGTCTCCCCCCTCTATCTGAGATTCAGTTGGAGATTGTAAAGCATAGCACACAGATATTCAAAGAACACACTTTAATAAAATTATATGGCGAAGAAAAGGGAAAAGAGATTTACAAGAAATACACAGACAATGAAGTGATTTGTATGCTCGGCAAAGGATCTGGTAAAGACCATTGTGCCAGAATATCTATGGCGTATACCGTATATCTATTACATTGCTTAAGAGATCCTCTTGGCTATTATGGTAAAGCTCACGGTGTTTATATTGACCTTCTAAACCTTGCTGTAAACGCTCAGCAAGCTCAGAGAGTGTTCTTTGAACCATTAAAGAACTTATTGCTATCATCTCCTTATTTTAATAATGTGGGGTTTGAACCTAGAGTATCAGAAATATTTTTCTTTTCCAGACCTGTAAGATTATTCTCTGGTCACTCTGAATCTGAAGGTTGGGAAGGTTATGAAGTAATGACAGTTATTCTTGATGAGATATCTGCATTTAAAACAGATAGCGAATTGAAAGGTGAAGTGAGATCAAAAGGATCAGCATCTGCAATTTATAACATGAGTAAGCTATCCGTAATGTCACGGTTTCCAGAAATTGGTAAGGTTATTCTATTGTCATTCCCCCGCTATAAAGGTGACTTTATTCAGCAGAGATATTTCAGCTCTAGAGAAAAGAATGAACCTAAAACTTGGTCAATTAAAGCAGCAACATGGGAAGTTAATCCAACAATTAAAAGAGAGCAATTAGAATCTGAGTATATTAGAAATCCAATTGAAGCAGCATCTCGTTTTGAATGTGAACCTCCAACAATGGAAGATGCTTACTTTAGAGATGAAGAATTAGTAAGAAAAGCTTTTATATATTCAGATGACCCTATGGATGAAGAAGGTAGATATAAGCCGTGGTTTAATAATACTGATGGTCATCAAAGATTTATTCATATAGACTTAGGTTTTAAAAGAGATAGAACAGCATTATGTATGACGCATTGTTCTGGATTTAAAGAAATAGTTACATCAATGGGTGTTGAAAGGCTGCCAGTTATTAATGTTGATTTAATACATTCCTGGAAGGCTGAACCTGGTAAAGAAATTAACTTTGCTTCTGTGAGACAGCTTATTGTTGATCTCTGTAGAAGGTTTGATGTTGCTAAAGTTACTTTTGATAGATGGCAATCTATTGAAATGATTCAAAGCTTAAAAGCTCAAGGCATTAATGCAGACTTTCACAGCGTTAAGAAAACTGATTATGATACATTGATGACATCTATTTATGACACAAGGCTTCGTGGGTATTGGAATCATGTTCTTGTTGAAGAAGAATTATTAAAGTTAAGATTATTTAGTAACAATAAAATAGATCACCCTAATTCTGGATCTAAAGACTTAGCTGATGCTCTTGCTGGGTCGGTATTTAATTCTGTGCAAAATATGGGTGTTGAACAAGAAGTTGAAATAGAAATATTAGGTATTGATGCCCCAGATGGTGAAGATTTTGAGGATTATGGTACAGTGACGGTATATAATCGTGATATGAATGCATATGTGCCAGGTTTTAATAAAACACAAATTCCAGTAGAGGAGGTGGGTGTATGGATGGAGAACATTTAATGGATAAGGATACGGTAGATATACAGTTAGTTCTTAAAATTATGAGTGATAAAGTGTCTGAATTGACATTGCAAAATGCTGTTTTAATTGCGCAATTAGATTCAATCAAAAGATCCTCTCTGAAAAATATTTAATAAAATATTTATAGACGAAGGTTGTTTCTAGTAAAGTTACTGATAAGTTGTATGTCAAGCCGATAGGCGTTATTCAAAACCAATATAGAAACGAGAGAAAATGCAAATTAAAGAAGCAAGTTCATTCCCAGTAATCTCAAGAAGTGGTCGTACATCTGCTGAATTGCAAATGATTATTGATACCTTGAACCTATCTAGTCAAAGTGGAAAGCCTTATTCAATTGAGGGTGTTCAAGCTGGTAAGAAATACAATTCAATGCAACAGAGAATTCGTGCCCAAGCTCGTAAGATTAATGTAAGCGTTGAAATTCATTACAATAAAGAAACTGAAACTCTCTATTTTAGAGTGCCAGTATCGTCAGAAATAGAGACCGCTTTGGTCCCCGATAAGGTTGTAAAATCAAAAGATATTAAGAGTGTCAAGACTCTTGTAAAAAATAAGTAATATTAAAATAAAAAAAGGGCTGGGAGCAATCTCAGCCCTTTTTTTTATGTATACTATAGGCATGGGACTTTTTGAAACACAATCAATAGAAATTAATCAAGATCAATTGGCAAAATGGAATGTTCTTTTTGCTATTCCTTGCTACGATCAGCAAATATCAGAACCAACAATGATGAGTCTAATTAAGACTCTAATGTATTTTAGAGATCATAGCATGAAGTTTGCAGTAGCAACTATCACTGATTCATTGATCAATCGTGCTAGGAACAATATGTCGGCTAAATTTATGGGTAATGAACAATTTACTCACATGATGTTTATTGATGCTGATATCTCCTGGGAACCTGAAGACATTATAAAATTGCTATGGCATGATAAAGAAGTAATGACTGCTGCTTATCCTATTAAATCAATTGATTGGGAAAAAGTCGCTAAGAATGTAAAAGACGGAGTTGCTGTTGAAGAACTTGCGGCTAAGAGTGTTAGATTTGTTGTTAACCCAGTTAAGGATCAAACTAC